GTTTCTTTGGCTGCTACGCCCTTTGTGCCATTTTCCCAAATATCCTCGCAATCCTCTAAAAGATAGTCAGCTACATAAACGTTACCCGATTTACCTGCTAAATGTGTCATTTAGCACCTCCTATTCTATTCAATTTATCCTGCCGGTGGGGTTAGCGCCGCAATACCTACGAAATCGTAGGATACAGAAACTACACCATCATGGGATGTAGAAGAGTGAACACCTGTAATGATTGCATTGCCACCCCAGTAGTATGTGGCATCTTCGTAGAGTTTCAAGGCTACAGGGGATGAGGCAGCAGCTGTCAAAATTTGCTCTACTCCTTCCTTGTATCCCTCAAAACTCCCCGACCAACCCCTGCCCCCGACAATGTAGGATTTTACTCCCAAATCGGCGAAGTCGGTTGTCTCCAGAGCATCCGATGTGTAGTCTATTGTCCACGATTTAATCCCTGCCACCGCCGTCCCGGTGTCAACATATCCTGCTTTCCCTGATAAATGTGCCATCTGTTACCTCCTATAGTGTTATGTTAAACAACCCTGTGTGCCCTGAGCCGCGCTACAACGCCAAAGTAAGCCTATTAAAATTGTTTTAAGTAGTATAGACTATACATCGACTTCTTTAAGCGTATATTTTGACATGACTTTTTTGAGTTTCTTAGAAATATCTTGTGCGTCATCGTTAAAAACATATTTACCAACATTCAATGTCGTGTTCTTGCCAACTTCACAAGTGATTTGTAAATAGTAGACATCTTTAAGTCCCAATGCTTCGCTAATTGCCATCCCTATTGTTTGTGTTTCGCTCAATTTACTCTCCTCTACTCTCCTCTAATTTCAACTTTTATCTAGCCATATTCGGTATCTAAGGGGTATCTGATAAACCCCTGTTTCCATGTCCCAGATAATTGAACCTATAAACTCACGAACCACCTTCATCGAGGTATACCCTATTACCGTTAGAGTAATATCATCCAGCGCTGCCATAACTTCGTCAGCTATTTCGGATGCATCGGCGGTTGATATATTGGTAAAGCAGTTCACGTAATAGGTTAAATTCTCAATAGCCTCGAAGTCGGCAAAAGTCCCTATGGGTGATTCGGTTATAAGCCCGAAGGTGCAATACGGAGTTACGCTGTTTTGAGGTGCTTTAATTTGATAACATTTGCTGTCAAATACTTTCCAGGTAACCGTGCCGTCAGTCTGTGTAGCACCATTCGTGGTTGACCATGTAGGCTCGGTCGTAGCATGACTTGTGCCTGCTACTGTGCATAAATAGGTATGGTCATTATATGTAGTAGCCTTGACCAAATCTCCGACTGCATAAGTTGTATTTGCAGTCCAAGTTTCTGGATATAATTTCAGGGCATTATAAAAACCAACATTCGTAGCAGATGCGAAAGCCACTAGTCCAACTCCAATAAAGTAATTTCCAGATGGTGATTGCTATTCGAGGGGTTCACTATTCCTTTTATCTGAAAATATCTAGTGCTATCAGAATTTCTTATTCGCTGCGCTTCTGTTAAGGTTTGGTAATCGCAGAATAACTTATGCGAAGCATAAACTGTGGCTTTGTTGGCGCTCATTCTTTCGTCTACTGGGAGAGAAGATAACCTACCCCTGAAGGATGTCCCATCAGCCCACGATTGCGTTACACCTCCCTGTAAATCCGATGCCTCTGTAGCGGTCTGGGGGTAAAAGGTTTCAATGAGCAATCCGTTAGATATCATTAAACCCTCACCCGCTTATAAGACCTGATAGATTCCAAAATGGATTCAGTCATACTTTTGCCCAGCGAAGTCCCTGCTACCGTATAAGAATAATCCCCTATCCTCTCAGTCTGCAAGCCTTGCTTGGCTCTATTCTGGTAAAAGGCAACAGATAAATCTATGCACGCTTGTCGAACATCTGAGGGGTATTGGTAAATGTAAAGTGGTGCGTTGATTAAATGTGTAGCTGCATCTGTGCCGTTCACACCACGCTCAACTGTCAAAGTAAGGGTGGCAATAGAGTAAATATATATCTGCTCGGTATCAATTAAAATCGTGCCCCCGGCCGAGAGATTGGTTACTGCCGTCACCGTGCAGGTTGTAGCAGTCGTTGAAGTTATAGCAGCACTCAGGGTCGTATCTAAAACATAGGGCGTAGCTGATATGCCATCTCCATAACCCCACAACCCCGTAATTTCCACGCCCTTCTTTACGCCGGATGCAAACGAACTGTAATTAGAATCTTCGCTAATCTCCAGCCTTATAATCGGGAAGGCATTAAGCGAGTCCTCTAGCCCTACACCGTATTTTAAATAATCAGTTGTGGCAAACGTGTTCTCAAATGTCGCATCCCCGTCCTCGTCTGTCTTTAAGGTCGTAATTGAAAGTAGATCGGGAAGCCAGAGAATATTAGCTCCGTCAAAATATCGGGTAGCCGTAGATGCCTTGAAGGTTCGGTTGGTGTATCTGTCTATTGCCGAAGTCGCAGCCTCACAGATTTTTCTGATTATGGTGTCATCTGTGGTGGACGAAATCCCTAACGATGCTTTGACATCAGCTATTGTGCAGTAACTACTTAATCCCATTTGACAATTCCTCTTGCGTATGTTATTATTTAGTTGGAGGTGAGTAAGATGAGAGTAGTGATAGGAAGTATTCTGCTTGCAATGCCGTTTATTCTCTTAGCTTATATAGCCGTTCTGACGGAGGGATGGAAAAGTCTCCTTGTTGTTTTTGGAATTACAATTCTACTCTTAGGCATAGTTCTTTTGGGTGCGTATCTTTTGGCAGGTGGTTGATTTACACCCTCCAGATTCTCCCACAAATGGAGCACCCCTTTTCGCCTTTAGAGTTTGTTTTTAATGGCCAGTCATCGTAAGGGCATTGATTATTCTCTAAGTCTTCATCTTGAGGGTGAAGATTAGCTTGTTCTTTGTTAAAGTCTATGATGTTCTTTAATTGTTCGAAGCTCATCTATCTATGTCCCCACTGAGAATGTAATGCAGGTCTTGTCTTTCTAGTAAATATCCAATCAGTATTGCCGCTCGTATTTGTTGAATGGTCTCCAGCATAATATAAATACTTTTGTCCAGCTACACAATTTGTCATAGATACATAATCAAGTTCACAATATCCAGTATTCCCCGTTACAGTCCAAGCCGCTCCAGTTGAGGCAACTGTAATAACATTAGCTCCATTGATAGCATATAAATGCTTAATTGTATATGTATTCCCTGCTGTTCCTGTAATCGCCTGTGTTCCCGCTCTGCCCCATCGCATTGAATTACAACTAAAACTTCCCGACATAGTATGTGCCGTACCGTTGAGGTTGACAGTTAGACCATTTAGGTTATTATCACTACCACTAAATCCAGTTGTAGTAAGACAGATTATTGTAGCTGTATTGGCTGTAACAGTTGCTCCAGTGTCTAGATTGAACTCATAGGGTCTACCTGGCAATGACTTTCCAACAGTAGTGATAGTTATTATTGAATCACCCATCGTTAGCGTGCCTGTATGAGCTAAAGCTCCAACCTCAACGTCATATCCTGCTGTATCTAAGGTATATGAGCCATTCTGATAAATAGCATTCCCCAAAAAGTCAGAACCTAACGTAAGTGTTATTCCAGTTTGAGATAATATTCTATAAATAAAAGCACCATTAGAGGTTAATGTTCCACTTGCATAAAAATGAAGATAGGCGTTGCCAGTCCCGTTTATAGGAGTACCGGCTAAAAGAGTAACATTGCCATATACTCTACAAGATGCAGCTAGATACATAGATGGACTGTTAGTAGCCCCTGTCCAGTCCATACCAAGACAGTAGGCAATAGCATCTACGGTTACTGTCTGTCCACCTGCAGAGAAGGAATTGGCATCAAAGTAAGTTGAGTTAGTTGATGCAGGAACACTAGCACCAGAGACGCCACCTGATGCGGCACTCCAAGTATTTACTGTGTTCCAGTTAGCAGCGGTTCCTAAAGTTAAATTGAGGGTACAAGTTCCTGCTCCATTGGAAGTGACTGTGTTCGCCCCAGCCGCCAGAGCTAATACCGAACCTGTAATAGTAGCCGTACCAGAGGTAACAGTTCCAGTACAACCACTACCTAATGTTATTGTAAATGTACCAGCACCACCAGTTGTGGATAGATTAAGTGTGGTATTACCTGCAGTAGCCACTCTACCAGCTTCAGCACAGGTTATAACCGCACCATCAGTTATGAAGGCTTGAAAGGGTACGGCATATCGTTCATTAGCCATCTAAGCACCCCCTAATAATGTTCTATAACAAGAGTTATAGTTAAATCTGCTCCAGCAGTTTGCGTAAAAGCATCTCTGGTTACTACAATCCCATATAGGTCATCCGCAGCCGTAGCACAGTTAAAAGCTAATGGTAAGTTGCCAGTAGTCGAAGGACTAGCTACCGCCTCTGAATCACCTGTTCCTAAGTCCTCCATAGCAGGGAAATCAATCTTCCCTTGATACGAACCCGTTAATACATTAGCATGGAGTGGTGCTGTATTGGCTACATGGTCTCTTAGTTCAGAGGTTGGGGTAGCGTTAAAAAGGAATAATGTTAATCTAGGGGTTACCGCCGTTGTCTCGCTAATGGCTTGTGCCTTAACAATATACCCCGTTCCGCCATTGACTTTTGCTACTGCTGCAAATGTATACGGAACTCCCGTAGTAGCGTTTTCGCACAACACATCCTCTGCGTGATACGCTGTTGCCGAAGCCAGTGCCTTAGTTACAGATACAGTTACAAGTCTTTTCCCTTCAATCGTTGCCAATTTAAGCCTCCTTTTGAGGTATCCCTCTTTGATTCATTTTATGCATTAAACTTTTATCTATAGAATCTAGCATTTTAATTTCATCTGTTAATCTTTTACCTCTTCCTCCACCAGTTCTCCGCTTTTGAAAATTTAATGCTAATTCCGCTTGTGGTTTTTTAATCTGAAGATACGGCAATACTAATAGTAAAAATGCGCAAGCCTTTTTAGAACGCACTTCCCATATCCATGATGGTTTAGCTCTAAGATTTCTCCATGCAGTTTTTTGATAAAGTATATAACCACCGAAGTTCATTTGTAGAAATTTTATTAACCATTCATTCGTGTTTTTAACCACCACAGTTACTATAGCACTTGGATTTTTATAATTAGTATGTAATCCTATACACCCCTCACCATCCATAATACCCGCAACATAAGCCAATAAAGTTTTACCTTTTAGGCTAGTTGCCAATTTATCCTCCCAGTCTTTGCTGAAGCTCTTTGATTTGATTCTCTAAATCAACTATTCTTCTGTCCTTATTTCTCTCCCTGCAATCAGGGCATCTTTTAGGCTCTTCTAAGTTTCTATCAGAATAGAATTTGGCTTCACCTTCTGTGAAATCAAACTCCTTGCCACACCTTTTACAAGTGATTTTCTTATCCATCTTACCTCTTATTGGGGCGAGGGTAGGTGACTATTCCACCGGTCGCCATTGGTTTGTGGGCTTTCTCCACTGCCCATTTTCACCCTCGCCCCGAATCTATCCTTCCACGAACTTCTGGTATAGAGTCACGTGTTCGAATCCGAGCCGTTCCTCTTTGTCAAGCTGTTTTAAGAACTTACCAATCTTGGCTTTCAAGCCATCGGAGACTGGTATTTCACTTACTTGTGTAATCGGAGTCCCATCTTCCCTTTGAACTTTCCACTTAACCTGAGTGCCTTCTTGCTCGAACTGAAGGTCGTTTTCTTCTTCTTCTGAAAACAGCCCTTCAATTAGTTCCCGTGCCTGTTTCATGTGGGCATAATTCCACCCCTGAATCTGTGGCACAATGTTTCTCAAAAGTAATCTCTCAAACACGCTCAGTTCCATTCTCTCTCCTTTTCTTTTTTTGAATAGTCGTCTTTGTTGTCTATTCATGTTTTATTGCTGGCTTCTTAAAGGCGAAACCAGCGAAGCCCATTTGTTAAGCAGCAGCCCAAACTCTGATATACCCAGGATTGCCGTTGGGTGTCTGAACTGCGATAGTATATGTTGGGTCAGTTGCGCCAGAAGCCGTGCAGTCAGTTCCGCCAGCCGTGCAAGGTGGTATAGCATTGTTATTGACAAAGGCAAAGGCATATGTTACGCCAGGGTCTGCTGTCTGAAACTGCATATAAGCAGTAGGTATTGCAGCACCCGCCTGAACAGAGTATCTTGCCATATAGAAAGTTCCACCGATTGCAGCAGCAGTACCAGCACTATCAACCCAAAGCCCATACAGTTGACCAGTAGAAGCCACATCGCTTGCGCCTATAATTCTGACATTTAAGGCAGAAGCATATTTAGCGCCAGGTACATCATTAGTAAGGTCTAGGTTGACACGAGCAGCAGCGTGATAAGTCTGGTCAAAATCTGCGGTTACGAAAGTGCGAGTTACTGAAAACGCAGGTGAAGTATAGTCTCCTGTACCAGTGACAGTTAGTTTCGGGGTAATAGCTAAAACTCCAGTAGAGTGGGTGATAGTAGCATCACCAGAAGCGAAGTTGATAACCCCGCCCGTAGCTATGAAAATGTCATCGCCAACAGACAAGTCAGCAGCCGTAGCAATACCACCAGTTACGATTAGCGCACCTGTGGTAGTTGAAGAAGTAGCTGTAGCATTGGTGATTGTAACCGCACCGTTGGTTGCAGTGGCTAATCCGACTAGGGTCATCGAGGCAGCACCCAAGTCTAAAATGAATGATTTTGACCCAGTGCCATACCATTGGAAGTCCACGTCCTGTGCAGTCCCGCCTACCTTGACAGCAGCAGTCCCGACCGTGAAAACATCCCCAGTAGCAGTTCGCCCGACTGCCTTCTCATAAAAGACAAGCGAACCAGAAGCGAATTTTGAGTTTATACTAAAAGTTCCAACACCTTGTGTCGACATTTTATTCCCTCCTCTAAGGGTGAAGCTTATTCCGAGTATTATTCCAAGTTCTTAGTTCCGTTAATCTCCCGCAAGCTATACAAGGAGCAGCCCATTGCTTATTGCCACAGTGAGGACATATCCGGGGTGGCTCTGGCTTAGTCTCAAAGGGGTCTAAAACTGCTTTGTTTGCGGGGGGAGAGGCGGGGGCTTTACCCCGCCTCTTATCACTCTTAGTCATTTATCTCCTACGCTGGGTTAGCAGTTGGCATTACCGCCTTCTCGTAGCGTGGCTCGCTGAGGATAGCAACCATTGTTACATATCCAGCAGTGCCAGTGGCATCGAGAACAGGGGTAACGTATCGATACTGAACGCCTGAGACATTTAAGTCCTGGGCATCGAGTTCGCAAATCAGCATCGCACTCACCAAAGAAGCCCCAGTTATGGTAAGAGCAGCGGACGTAGCAGCCGTCCCCAGGACATCGGACGAAGCTGCACCTGCAATACCAGCGGAGTATCTGTAAGTGAAGGTTGCAGCCGCCGTAGTCGCTGCATCGGTAGCGCCACCGTAAATCGTTAAAACGCCGTCGCCCGCTACAGCACTATCACCCACTATGATTAGTGTATAGTGGTTATATTTCGACATATCCACGCTATCGCCAGTGAATCCAGCGTTGTAATTGCCAGTTGTAGAAACGGCAACAGGGAATATGCCATGACTCTCTGAGAATCTATTTGAAGCCATATTTAACCTCCATGTTTTTTACTAATTGCAATTGTGAATTGTATGTTTTGGTATATTTCTTTAAGTTATCCTCAGACCATAGAGGCTGAAGGTTTTCGAGAGACCAACATTCTTTGAATTCACTGTCGTTATAACTACCAAAGTGGAACTGTGAACGTGGGATTATATGGTCAATATGCCAATCACCTTTATTGCCCCATGACATACCATCTTTGAATTGGCTTTCTAAATGGGACATTAAATCTTCGCAAGTATAGCCAACCAAATCCTCCCACCTATGTCCGTTTTTCTTTTCTTTGAGAGCTACATAAATCATGGAACTCATACTCTCGTTAATTCGTTGCTTTACACTTCGTTCCCTTCGATTCCTAGCCCTTGCAGCCTCCATCGCTCTTTCTTCTTCAGGTGCTCTTTTCTTAAGTCCTTTTTGCCAACAGGGTGGCATAAGCCCAACAGTTCCTTTGTTCCAAGGCACATTCCCAATTTTACTTTGCCTCATTTTCTCTAGTGCATCAGGGTTGTTATAAGTAAGATTTTTAACTACTCCGTCATGCCACTTTTGCCACTTTTCAGGACTCCATGTTTGACGCTCTAATCTTACCGCTTCAACCCTTTTTGCAATATGTTCGGGACTTTGCTTACGTCCCTTTAGGGGATGTGCCTTAGATTGTTCCATTAACCTCACGTCCTTGAACTGTTGAGAACAATGAACGGGCTGAGAGTAGATGAACTTCTGAGGGGGGTTAGTGTTGAAGTCCATGAAGGCTGTCCGTCATATCTCAGAACGAAGCGAAACGATTGCTGATCGTAATCAAACTTGAAGTGTATT